AAGGTTAAAATGTTGGACTATTGGAAAAATGTAAATGATGGAAGACAACCAGGAAAATATGTTCCACTCAAGCCATTAGAAAGATGGATTAGAAACAAAGGATTAAACAGAGACACAAAAGGTAGATTTAAGAAGTTTAATATAAAAGGAATAGCGGCAGCAATATCCAAATCAATTAAAGATAATGGTATTCAACCAACAAACTTCTATGATGATAGTTTTGATGTATTCGTTAAAGAGTTTAACAAACCCGATGGGCCTGCTTCTAAACTTGGAATGGACTTACAAGAGTTTTTAATTAAAATAATTCAACAACCAGAATAATATGAGTATAATAATAAATGTAGAACAATCACCTCTAACTATTACCCCAAGTAATGGTGAGCACATCTACACAATATCATCATCAGGATATACACTACAAAACTTCAAGTTTATCATAGACATCTATTTTAGACCTGATAGTATCAACTTTTCAGGAACACCCCAACCTACAGCAAGATTAAAGGTTCGTCCTAATTCTTATGGTAAAGCAATTGTTGAAGTGATGGAGATTGTTAGAACATTCCTTAAAGCCAATCCTCGTTTCTCGGGGACAACATATCCGTATCTAAATTATGTAGCACAGGAGAACTCTGTGATTACTATGAGTGATGCTACGGAGACAAGAACATTAAATGCGTTTAACATATACGGAGGTAATAACTTGAGTGCTACTGTTCCTGTATTGTTCCACGCGGAGCAATATGTAGTAAAGGTGGGTTGTGAATATGAGGACACCGCACAAAACGCAATCATAACTGATATGGACTTGTTGGCAGAATACCAACCAGCACCTATCAACATATTCCCTGGTGTAGATAATAAACTTATCCCATCACCATACCTATCAGGAGCAACATTAGGTTCAGGTTATACACAATCTCCTAACTTCTTCCAAGTAGATAATCAGTCGTGGTATTACTATGACTTGTTTAGAAACATTTATCAACAAGGAGAGGACACAACTTGTGGGCCTCGTGAGTTATTAAATGCTGCGGGTAGAATATACCAAACAATATCACAAGATGGTTTCGTATCACAGAAGGTAAGAAGGAGACAACATCACCCCGATTGTCCTATTGTTATTACATTTTTGGACGGAGAAAACGACTATTTTAATAACCAAACTACAAGGGTAGTGGTAAGAGGTGCTGATATTCAAGGAGAAAACTACACTTATTCAGCATATACTGCAAATGTATCAACAGGATTTACAAACAACTATGATATATGGAAGAACGCTGTGTTCTATATGCCGTATAACATTACTCAATCAGGAACAAATGTTATTCCTCAAGATTGCCAGAAATTATGTTTCTATCTAACATCAGGTAGTGATATGAACTTCTCGGCAAGAACAAGTGAGATACTTGAGTTTTATATGGAAGACCCCGATTGTATCAACCAACCAATCCATCTATTATTCTTAAATGGTAGAGGTATGTGGGACACTTACACATTCGGTAAGAAATCTACCAAGACATTCCAAGTAGATAGAAAAGAATACAGACAAGAGAGTTCATTAGACAAATCATATTACTCAAGGGGTTCATCACAAAGAGGTATTACCATCTACGACCAAAACGCTACTTTCATAATTGAATGTATGAGTGATTATATGACCCAAGCTGATACAGTTATTGTTGAGGAGATATTCAACTCACCTGAAGTTTATATCATAGAAGGTATAAGCGACCTACCTAACCCTTGTATAGCTCACAGCATAAATGATTGCCAAAGTTGTTTAGGTGAGATAAGACAATACCAAAACCTATTACCTGTTGTGTTAGACAACAAAGAATTAAAGCAATATAGAAGACAATATCAAAAGATATTCCAATACACATTCAGCTTAAAATATGCTGATGTTAAACGCTATAGAACACAAGGATAATATATGGGACTACAAATACGAGTTTATGTTGATGGGAACCAAGAGTTTATTGAACTTTATGGTAATGAAGATATTGATATGGAAGTATCCTTCGCAGAGATACAGGACATCACTAAAAAGAATAGTGCCTTCACCAAAGAGTTTAAGGTTCCTGGCTCAAAGAATAACAACTTCATATTCAACTACTTCTTTGACTTAAACCAAGTATTCACAGATTGGAACCCCAAGCGTAAGTTTGAGGCAGACCTCATCTATGATGGTTATGAACTCTATAACGGGTATGTAAGATTGAATAGTGTATCTATCAACAAAATAGAGAAAGTGTATTCTATAACCTTCTATTCAGCTGTGGGAGACCTTGTAGCAAACATCGGTGATTTAGCTTTATGTAATGTTGATACGAGTTCATTAAACCACTCACTTTACAATCCAAGCACAGCAGAGAGTTTATTTCTTGACCGCTCATTACACAACCCATATTCTTACAACATAGCCAACCCAACATCACCCACAACAATTACTCCAATCAATACAGGTAAAGTTCAATATGTATTAGGACAAAGAGGGTATGATTATACTGGTTCAACTTACCGAGACATCAGGGACATAAATGTAGCCAACACACCATTATTAGATTTCTCTGGTAATACACCAGGGTTCTTTGACTTTTCAGGAACCCCGCTCATATCTTCGTATCTAATTCCTTCTATTAGGACAAGAACATTATATGAACTTATAGTCAATCAGGCAGGATATTTTATTGAGAGTGATTTTTTTGATACTGACTACTTCGGTAGATATTACATCCCACTATCGTTTAATACCGAGCAACCATTTATGGCTCAAGCAGCCAAATACAAATATGAATGGATAAATACATCGGGTGAAACTAACTCATATTTGAGACAAGTTCGTAATTTTAGCACGGGTATAAGCAGTTTCGTAAATTGGTTTAAGACGGAAACTATCGTTGAATAAAACTTTGACTTTAACCCACTCTCTTATTCAGCATATTCTGCTACGACTTTAACAGCGAATGAATTGACCTATATGTTTGCTCTTCCACAGAGCAACGGGGAACCTTATACTTTTGAGGCAACCATAACAGTTGAAGCAGATGCCACTTATGGAGTATATCCTTTTATTTATACAGGTGGAACATTACAAGTATGGAAATATCTACAAAATACAAGTCCATTAAATGCTCAACTAATAACTGGTGCGACTTATTATGTCCTTACAGATTATTCAGGTATGACTAATACCTATTACATAACAGGACAAACAAGTTCATCAGGGTTTCTTTATGGAACAGATTTATACTTTGTATCATTTACTAAAAATGCTATTCCATTCACAGTTAAAGGTGCTTCATTTAAGATACTCAATTCTCCTATTGTATTACCATATACTATTGAACTCTATAAGGAGATGTCTTGCGACCAGAAACAAATTGACTTTATCACAAACATCAATAGGACATTTAATCTTGTTGTAGTAGAACACCCCACAAAAACAAAGACACTCATAATTGAACCTATGATTGATTATATCGGTAAGGGTGAATTACTTGACTGGACTGATAAAGTTGATTATGATGGAACACAAAACATTTACCCGACAACTAATCTTATCAACGGAACAATCTTCGCAGCAAACAAAGCTGATAAAGATTATATCAATACAGAATATACAAAAAGAAGCAATAAGATATTCGGTCAAAACCAATTTGACCTCAACATAGATTACAAAAATAATACCACAAATCTTACACAAACATTAGGACAGAATACCGACTATTACTTGAATGCTTCAGGTGATACAAACATCGCTTTACCTTGTTATTTTATTAGTAAGGAACAAAACAATAATGGTATATCTACCTTTGAGTATAGACCATTCCGTTCCATACCAAGACAAACATTTATGTCCGTATCAATACCAACAGGTAATACTGAAACAGGCCCATTCTTTTATAGATACGCAGGGACAAACAATCCATTTACAAATGTTGGTTTAACTGCGATGGGGACATTTCCTAACTTTAATCGTAATACAACATATCCATTCGCTATTGATAAGTTCTCACACTATACCATCTATGATAGTAGCAACTATTTTACGAGTGATGAGATTGTGTATCCAACTTTAGAGAACCAATACGACAGATATTACAAAGATTATGTTGATGATTTAACTGATGATGAGAATAAGATTTATCAGGTAAGTATGTATCTAACGCCTTGGGAAGTTGCTGGTCTTTACTACAACGAAACCATAATGATAAAGAACACAAAGTTCCGTATCAATAAAATATCAGGACTATCACTTCTTACTCCTGGTATGTGTAATGTTGAGTTGGTAAAACTAACAAGAGATTACACCCCAACACCAGTATTGTTCTACGATTTAATCAGTTGTAATGAGGCTTGTGATGTGATACATACCAATACAGATTTAGTGTATCCTATATGGGCGTTTGAGGGTCAGTATGTGGATATTTACAGAGGGCCTTTAGATGAACCACCTTACGAAAATATTGTAAGGTATAAGGTTGTGAGGACTGAATACAACGAAGCATATACATACGAAATACCTTTCTTTGATGTTTATACATCACAGACAGACGATTACCAAATCTTTTGGGATTATGCTGTGTATAACTCTTGTGCTGCTACAATACCAGCCTTTAGATTGGAACCATTCCAAGACGAAACTATATTACCATTTACGGGTGATTGTGTTAGTATGACGATTACCAATACAGGTTTTACACCAAACACATTCTCCTTTAAGTATTGTGATGAT